TACCTCCTTTTATGCAGTACGTTTCCAGACATAAACAGCCAGATAAGGCGGCATGTTATTATGTGCCTGTCCGCCGCCGATTCTTTCCGTCGCTGATTCCGTGGTTCCTTCCCCCCACGATACAGGTCGCCACCGGACATTGCCAGTCGCGGCGTCTTTAACAACAGACATCTTGTGCATGTGGCTCGGCATCTCGTCAACCGTCAGCGTGTGCGTGGCTTCGCCGCCGGTGGAGCCAGCCGCATAGGTCGAACCCGCGGCGAGAAGGAACGTGTCCTGGATTCGCTCCCAGGTGCCGCCAAACAATGTGCCGGGGCTGGTGCTGTTCGCGGACATGTAGATGGAGCCGACGGGATACACGTAGTCCAGCAACCCCATGTTTTCTCTGGCCTGGGCTTGCTGGGCACTTGTGAGAGACTGTGCGGCAGAGTACCGCACGGCCCCCAGAGGCACGTTAGTGGTGCCTGGCGCGACCGACACGTTGTCTACGGAACTCACCGTGCCGGAGCCGTCCATGCCCTGATACACATCGAAGGTCCCCACGACCGTGCCGTCCTCAAGGCGCATCTGATAGACGTCAGTAGTGCCTGGACTACCGTCGCCGGAGGTCCGCACGACGGACCCGATCGCCTCGCCCTGGTCGCCCTGTTCGCCTTTCCAGTTAAACCAGGTGTACGCCTGGTAAGAAGTGGGCGCGGTGGAAGCCGTGCCGGAATAGATGCCGATCCAATCGTCCGACTGGTCATAAATCTGGCTGTCTGCCGTCGGCCTCTGGGCTGCGTACTTAATCCAGAGATACCATGCTTGCCCGGTGTCGCCCTTGAGGCCGTTGGTCACGGTGAAGGCGAAGGTCGTGGTGTCTGCCAGGGTGATGGTGTAGGTGTCGATCACAGGATTGGTGCCGGAAGATCCCGTCTTGACGATGCTCTGGATGCCGCCGTGGCCATCGGCGAAGGACACCAGCCAATTCTCCAGGATCTGGCCGGTCAGCTTCTTGGCTACACCGGTCTGCTCCAGGACAAAGAGGTCGCTGGAACCCACAGCAGACGCTGCGGTCAATTCGGATATACTTTTATCTGCCATCGTCGATCACCTCGTCTTTATCTGTCTGTGAATCGAGCGCAAAAGCTACTCTGTCCAGCGTCGCCACGCACCCGATTAATTTATCCCAGTCGTCAAGTCCTTTTAACTCCCCGCTGTCCTTAAACAGGCCTTTAAGGGTAGCGGAAACTGCTTGAAGCTGCTGCACGATTACATCCATGTTAGGTCCTCCATATCAGCCATGGCCCAGCACATACACGGTCTGGTTATTTCCATTCCAGTCCTTATAGTTTAAGGCGTAGGAATAAAAATTGGCGTTTGCCACCGTCAGGTAGGTGAATTTTCCATACTTGGCGGTGTAGTCGTTGTTATCGGCCATGCTTTTGAAATTATATCCGCCGCCGGCGCCCCCGGTCCAGTAACTGCCATTTGAGTAGGCACTTTGCGCTCCCTGCCGCAGCACCGACGCGCCAATGCTGGAGCCTCCCACGCGCAGGGTCCCGGTGAGCTCCATGTTATTAGCTGATACATTGCCGGCTGCGGTCACCTTAAACGCTCCCTTTCCAAGGGCGACGCCATCCGTGCCGATGTAGATCCCGTTGTGCACCGTATCGTTTAGGCCGGTCATCCCGTTGTAAATCGCGGTTGCTTTGATTGAGAACCCTTCGGAGCCGTTGCCGATGTAGCCCTCCCGGGCTGTGATTTTTCCATCAATCTCAGCGCCGTTCGCATTAAACTGCACGATCCGTCGGCCATTTGCGTACCAAGTGTGCGAGGTGTCATCCATCGACCAGCTGAAGGACGTCTGCCCCTCTGGGCTTTCCTTGGAAACCTTGGCCTCGATAAGACCTGCCTGGATGAGGAGCGTTGCCTTTACGTTGCCGATCTGTCGGTTGAATCTGCGCTCGGTCGGTGACTCGAACTTGTATTCGTGGTTGATTTCATCGTCATGAGGAGCCGCGATGTCTGCTCTCATCAGCCGTCCGAACGTGCGCTCTCTCTGGTAGATGCCACCGTATGTGTTCTTGATGGACACGCCGTCGCCTATCTCAGCCGCTGGGTTCAGGAGAGCGCCTGTCGCGTAGTATGGCTGGTACTGATAGCCTCTCAGCTTCGCCAGCATCTGCTCGGCCAATTCCTGTGTGCCAAACGGATTGTTTACCTCAAGGGTCCGGCCAAGATCATTTCCAGCCTCCACGACCGTGTCATCGTCAATGTGGATGACCACCTTGCTGTAGGTGTTGAAGGCGGGTGCTATGTCCAGAGTGCCAGCGCGGCGAAGCAAATTAATTCTTTCAGTTGTCGGCATCTCTTACACCATGATCCTATCTCCGCCAAAAGTGATGTAATCTCCGTAGTTGTCGATCAGAAGATTCGTTTCTTTCGGCAGTTCCAACAGCGACACTAAACGAAGCTGGCCAATGTCCGTCATAATGAAACATCCAAGATACATCGAGGCGATGTAGCAAAGCATTTCTCGGAGCGTGTAGCCGGTCGGCAGAGGGAGTTCATACCCATCAGTCATAAGGGCCACCGTTCGCTCATCTACTGACACCCCAATTTTTGAGGCGATCTCCTGGACGATGTCGATATCTTTTGCTGGCCACTCAAGTGCCGTATCCGCATAGTCTTGCTCGGTCATAAGCATGGCGTCAAATCCGTGCAAAGTAATAACCGTCAAGTCATCGTCGTTGTTACTTATTTCTCGCGTGTCGATATAGAACACGCCTTGCTGTATCCATTCAGACTGCTGCGTGGCCGTGCAAGCGCGAACATAAGGAATAACAACAGCCATAGTAGGCAAATCGCCGGATGGTTGGAGCATCTTTATGTTGACCTCTTGAGAAACGGCCTGTCCGATTTCTGGGTCGTTGCCAAACATCTGAATGTTGGTGCTGATAGAAAACAGCTGGGACTCGGAGAACCCGCTGTCAGGTCCTGTGCGTGAGACAACGATTGCCGTACCGCCAAACAGGATCAGGTCGCCAGTCTCCGTCACCAGGTCGCCGCTCTCGCCGATTACAACAGTCGCCTCAAACCAGTGGTTAAGGTCCTGTATGATCTGTTTGTAGAGGGCAGATGTGTCTTGCATACTCTGCCCTCCTTAGTTCTCGATCAGCGGGAACGATAGGCTCTGTAGATCCTCGCCGTTTTCTCTGTGAATCACATAAGTGGTCTTCACGTTGTTGCTGTACATGTAAAGCACTTGCTGCGCATTCGTTCTCGGATACGGAGTGACACGTACTTGGATCGTCTCCGGGAACAGTAGAGTCTGGAGCCGTGAACTCTGCGCTCTCGTCAGCTGCACCGTCTGAATGTTCATCTTTTCCTTGGACGCCACACGGCCTCGATGCATATAGCCGGTCATGTCACGTCCAGCATTAGGCCCATCTACGTCGTTCCGTGAAAACGTAAGCCCTTGCCATGCGATCCAGGGGGTGATGTCGAACCACTCTTCGTTTACGCTGTCGTAAATTTCAACTGTCAAGCATCACACCCCCCACGCACGTTCCAGTCTCTTCTGGCCAGCGCGGATCTCCTTGCTGTCCAGGTAAACCTTAATCGGTCTATCGTCGCTGTTGTTGTTCGCCATAGCCGCAGACACGGCTTCAAAGACGCCCATACGAATGCCTTCGATGATTTGATCGTTGTTGGCTACAGCAGTTCTTCCGCCAACGCTGCCCACCAATTCCGGGCCAGCCTCTCTTGCGACGAAGATCTGCCCCTCATCGGGGAAGCCGCCTTCTGCAAAGAGTCCGATTCTCCCGCCGATTCCGCTGAAGAATCCGCCGATTCCGCTGAGCAGACCGCTCACTCCGCTTGCGATTCCCTGGATCCAACTCCACAGGCTCTGGAACCAGCCAATGACGGATTGAATTGCAGAAATAATAGCGTAGAAAAAGTCTGTCCATTCCAGTCTTCCGTTTCCGAAATTGGCAGAGGCTTGGCTGAAAAACTCTTGAAGAGTCTGCTTCCACTCGTCGAAGTGCTTTCTGACAGCCACGACAGCTACACCGATAGCAGTTATTGCAATAATTACAATACTAATCGGGGATGTTATCAGGCCAAAAGCAATCCCAAGAACACCAACCGCCACAGCAACAGCTGCAACAGCAATACTTGCATCATCCATTTGCTGCGTAAATTCTTCAAAAGTGATATTCCCGCTCAGCAAATCCGTAAGTCTTTCAAGCCAATCCGTTATTGCTTCAAGTGCTTTTATGATTACCTCGCCCGTCCACTTGCCAAGGGGCTGAATCACTTCTTCCCACAAAGGCTTAAGGATAGGGGCAAGCGCTTCAAGGACCGCACGAAGGAAATCAAACGCAGCCGCCAGCAGATTGATAACCGCCGGAAGCGCCTCTTCAATGGTCCAGTGTGCGAGAGGAACTAGAACATTCTCCCACGCCCACCCAAGAGCGGAGATGATGACATCAGCAAGTCCCTGGAGGCTTTCCTTCAAGTTATCCCAAGACTGCTTGAGAGGCTCAAAGTCTAAGCTACTCCACAGTTCGACCAGCTTGTCGCGCATCTTTTTGAAGATGCCGTCAATTGGCGTATCCTCAAACATGGACATGGGGTCGATAGCAGCACCACCGCCACCGCCGCCACCGTCGGACGGCTCTTCCAGGCGGTTGATCTCGTCGAACCCCAGTAGCTGGTTCTTCCATTCCTTCGCGGCCTTTGCCGCACCGCCAGCGGCCTCTCCCCACTTTTTCGGGACATCCGCCGCTTTGAGGTACGTGCCGCCTGTGAAGACGGCGAACAGCTGGGACAGCGCATTGGCCACCCTCGTCACCAGAGAAATGATGGCGTTAACAATCGGGGCAATCGCTGCCAGCAATCCGATGAACGCAGAGCCAATCTGGTTCTTCATCTTCAAACCGGCAGAACTCATGGAGTCGAGCGCAGCCGCGAATCGATGGCCCTCCGTGGTAATGCCCTGGCTGAAAGCATAGGCATTCTGCAAGCCTTCAGACAGCGCAGAAGTGATTGCCTTGATAACGCTTCGGATGATACGGTAAAACGCTATGCGCTTCAGCGATGCCACGATGTTGTCCAACGGGGACTTTGCTTTCTTGGACTCTTTCGCAAGACCACTGACGCCTTTTTTTGCGCTGTCTACGCCGGACTTTGCTTTGTGTGCAGACGACCCAACAGAGGAAAGCGCGGCCCCAGCCTTTGCGATATCGTCTCGCATTGCTCCAAAGGCACTTCGGATGGCACTTGCCACGCTTGCCGCGATATCCTTAACTCGCTGCATTGCGCTTGCCGTGTTTTCAATCTCCGCTGTGTCAAGAGAGCCGGTGATGCTGTCCATAGCCCCTGGGTCTTTCGTCTCAAGCGGAGTTTCGGGCAGCTGGTCCGTGAGCTTTTGCTGTGCAGCCGGAGATGCGGCCTTTCCGATGTCCTTCAGTGCAGAGGCGTATTCCTTTAGCGCCGGAAGCACGTTGCCAAGCGCACCGCCCATTTTCTGGATGGCAGCTGTTACCTCTCCGATACTTCCGGCAGCGCCGCTTGCGCTATGTTTTACTTCTATTTCAAGTGATTCTAAGGTATCTGCCATTTAATCACCCTTTGGTTTCTTCCGTCGCCGTTGCTCTCGCATCATGGTTTCCATAGCCGCTTGCATCTTGGCCTTTTCTTCCGATTCTCTGCGCTTTTTCTCACGTTCAGTCAGCGGGAAAATGTCGAGCGGTTTCTCTAAGTACGTCTGTTTCTTGGCCCCACGCTTAGAAAAAGCATTGGCTAAACAAACGGCAAAAGCGTCGAAGATATAAATCCCCTGGAGCCACGCCTGTTCGTTATCGGCCTCTCTTTTTAAGCGATAGGCTTTGCGATAAGCAACAGCTAAATAAGGAGACGATTCCCAATACTGCTCATATGTCATTCCCATAACGAGGTATTGTGGAAAAGCCTCCTCAAAAACTTCTTCGTATGTTGGCGGATGTTCCTCGGATTGTTCCTTCAGAACTTGACCGCCATCTTGCGAGGGTTTGCACCTTCGTCCTCGCTTGCGATGAGAGTCTGGAACGGGGCCGCATACAGATTGCCAAGGTATTCCATCTCTTCTTTGCTCAGACCACCAAGGCCTTCAAACAGGATCCTGTCCGTCTGCTCCTGGGTCATCTGCGGGTGGTGCATCAGGAAAGCGCCCCAGAACATCATGGGGATCATGGTCATGGACTTGGACTCCAGTTCGTTTACATCCAGGCCAGCCCTCTCTGCGCGGGACACGGTCTTGCGGCTATACTCCAGGGTGTACTCGCGCCCGTTATCGGGGTCGGTAATCACCATAGGCTTTAGTCTCTCACTCTTAACAGAACTCATCTCTTATCTCCTTATGCAAGTTTGGGGCGGTGAAGTGCCGCCCCGTTGTTGTTTTTAAGCTCAGGTAGACGCAGCCGCGAAGACGTAGTCGCCTTGCGGAGCGAGGTTGAGGTTGTTCTCCAGAACAGAATCAACATCCGCACCGCCAAAGCCAAGGGCCAGAGGCTGGGCCGGGAAGTAGAAACTTTCGAGGTTGGAGCCATCCTGATAGGCAATCTCAAACCACATGGTCAGGTCATCGTCCAGAGCGTCAAACGCAGCCACGCAAGCCGTCCACGCAGTGCGGAAAGCTTCGTAGTCGTTGACGGTCAGCTGGATAGCGCCGCCGGAATCGTTCAGACCCTCGATGTAAGTATGGTTCTTGGTCGCGCTCAGGGGAGTGGACTGAAGCATATTGGGATCGTTGAAAATCGCCGGGATGGCCTTAACGCCAGGGATGGTCGTGTAGCCGGAAGTGGGGCGAGTACCAGCAGTAGTCTCAGCCGCATACTTGACGAGCATTCCGGCAGTAGAGACAGCATTTGCAGCCATTGTGCATTCTCCTTATCTTAATTAGTAGGCATCGTATCGCCGCCGCCGATCACTCTGCGGTAACGAGCGATGATGGTGAACGTATCGCTCCGGTCGATGTTCGTTTGAGAAAACCTCCGGTAGTACAGTCCACTAAAAGCCGCTTCAGCAGCAGCCATGATGTCATATGCCTCTGTAGCGGCGGTGTTTGCTTTGTTGCTGACGATTTGAATCTCATACACGCTTTCGTACTGGACGTCTTCAAAGTCCAGCTGCGTGTTCTGGAGGGGACGGCTGTTGTCGATCTCATGGATGAGACAAGCCGGGAATTTGGCCGGGGACGCGACCATCCGGGAAGTGCAGTAGGCATTCGGAAACGCAGTCTTAATGGCGTTTGCGATCCTTGTATAGATTGCATTGCGACTGTATGTCATCCAAACACCTCCTTAATGACGCGAGGCATTTCCTCTCGCATCTTCTTCCCGGCATAGTACATAGGCATGTACGCCGGAGTGCCGATATAGATATCTCCGCCATACCACCACCAGCCGCGACTCGCGTACTGCTGTTCGTGTTCCATCGACCAGGAGCCAGGGAACACAGGAACCGAAACCTGATAGTGCGGCTCGACGTCGGAGCCAGTACCGAACTCGATGAAGTAAACATCGGAGCCGGACATCACAAGCTTGTAGCCGCCGTCCATAGGCTCTACCGTAATCGTCGCATCCGTGTTGTTGTCTGCGAGAACCAGGTGTGCCTTTGCTTCTTGCGCTCCGATTTCAGCCAGTCGCTTGCAAACTTCAAGCATTTTCGGCTTTACTCGCTTTTCGTAGTCCAGCAGTTCCTTGACGGCCTTATCGCACGAAGCCGGCGATAATTCAAGAGTTATCGCTTTCATCCGTCTCCACCTCGGAGAGCGCCAACACGACCTGGTTGATAGTGCGGGAGACAGCCACAACGCGATAGTCGAAAGGCTCGGTGTCCGGGTCCGTCTCAATCCACATCACAGTCTCCGTGTTCCACGGCGTCTCAAGGTCTTCCGTAGTAGCGGTTCGCCCAAACGTCTGCGTGAGTCCGAACATGGCGATGTCAGCTTGTCCCCTTCCGCCAGATACGTTCATCAGCGTCTTGACCGGGTCCGTATAGTTGACTTCGTACTCGCCGGTTAGCAGACCGTCTTCGTCCTTCAGTTCTGTCACACCGTTGTAAAACGCATACGCCACGGGTCGCTTATTACGCTTGACAGTTCTCAAGTGACAGCACCAACTCTCGCAAACGGCATCACGTTGTTGTGAATGTAGTCAAGCATGTCGGAGTAGCGGAAGTCACGGTGGACTCCGTTCTCAATCGACAGGCCCTGTCCCTCCGCGCCGGCGTGGGTCCAGCCCACGACAACAGCGTAAATCTGGATGCCCTCATACTGGCTCGGAACGGCGGTCACATCGTCCGGGACTCCGCCAACCATGTGGTACATCCAGGCAAGGATCTCATTCCCAGCCATCTCGATGTACGTTTTCAGCGTTGCCTCGCTCGGCATATAGCCGCTCCCGTCCTCAATGAGCGTCTGTACAGTTATCAGCTTTTGAGCATCCGTCATGTCAGCATCTCCTTGAGATTCGGGGAGGGAGTGGTTGCCCTCCCCCTTTAGTCACTTGCTCTTGCGAGGCTGTCGCTTCGTCTTCGGTTTCTCAGCCTCGATCTCCTCCACGGGAGTCTCCGCCTCTTTAGGCTCCTCCTCATGGATCATCCCCACGGTAATGCTACCGTCAGCGTTTCGGCGAAGCATCAGACGGCGTTGTGGACGTAGATGCCCTTGACCTTGTTCTTCAGAACGAAGGTGTCGTGGTAGATGCGGTAGTTCAGACGGTAAGCATCCGCCTCGATATTCTGCTCGGGAGTGAACAGGCGAGGTACGTTGTGCTTCACGACCTGGAGGATGGCGCTGGGATGGACGATCATAAAGTTGATGTCCTTGCCGGTGGCGGTGTAGCCGCCCACGCCAGAGGCGGTGGTAGGAGCATTCAGAGTGATAGCGGTATTGAACCGGGACTGAGGCACACGGATGATCCGCATGTCATCGTAGAACTCCACGTTGGTGTTCACGTTGTTCTCGCTGTTGATGATGCGGCGCTCAATGTTGCCCTTCAGCACGTTGTAGCACAGAGGAGACACAAACAGGATGCGGCCCTCATAGGGGACCTCGTCGTTGTCCATCTGAGCCTCGGCGGTGTCAATCAGACCAGCCACGTCGGTCGTGCCAGGAACGATGGTGGCGGGAGTAGCGGCGCTGACGCCGGTAGTGCCAGCCCACTTAGCGAAGCGGTAGGCATCGACCTCGGGGATGACCTCAACGCGCTCAGTCTCGCCCAGCAGATTGCCGACCACCATAGAAAGGGCCTCTTCGTCGTCCATCGCATCGACCTGGTAGGAACGGCCACGGTCGATCTCCAGGGTGTAGGGCTGCCAAGTGCCGGTGGTGTTGCCGGGAACGAAACCGGCATTGCGGTCATAGTTGGCCATGCCAACGCCAGCCAGAGTGAAGATGTTCACGGTCTGAGCGCCAGTCCACTGCACACGGGCAGAAGCGGTGTCCAGCATAGAAGTGAGGGAGCCTCTCTTGTAGACTTCGTCCAGCAGAGGCAGATACTTGGAGGTGAGGCCGATAGAGTTGCTCACAGGAGCCACAACAGTAGTAGCCATAATTCACATATTCCTTTCTTGTTGTATTACAGCCCGATGTTCCGTCTCAGCCGCTCCGTCTCCATATCTTCGGCGCTCTTCCCTTGCGGGGGTACGCCAACGGAAAGACCGGGCTGATTGTCAAGCGCCTCGGACATGAGCGCTTGCTTCTGATTGTCTAGGAAGGTCTTGGTAGCGGTGAAGTAATCATCCGACACGCCTTCCGGGAGGCCATTTGCCATCGAATCGGCAGTCGCTGCATCGATGCCAGCCGCCATAAGCTTCGCCTTGTAGGTGCTGATTCTTTCTCTCGTCTTGTAGCCGCTCAGTTCCTCCTGGAGTTGCTTTTCCCTCTCCAGTCGGTCAGCTTCCGCACGTTCCGCCTCCGTCTGCTTCTCACGCAGTTGCCGCTTGTACTCTGCGGCTTCGCTGTTTGCCTTGCTGAGTGCGCTCTTGAGTCTCTCAGCGTCAGTATCAGCTGCCGGAGCCGGTGTCTCAAACTCATAGCCAAGGAGAGCAGTCAGCTTATCCTCGGCGCTCATCTCCGCATAACCGGAGATCTTGCTCACATCGATCTTCGCCATATCCAATTCCTTTCGCGTTTTTAAGTCTTCACTGACTGTCAGTTCCGTTTTTGAGTCTTTTCTTGACTTTTGCCTTTTTACGTCTTCAGTGACGATATTCCTACACACCTGTGTGGTATGTTGGTTTATGATGTAAAACTTTACCGGTACGTTACCCAGCAGCGGCAGTTGACGTCTTCCTCGGCGATTTCCCATTGGCCGGGGAACAAAGTGCTTTGGCCGTAGTAGTTATAAAACTCTCCGCCTATTGGAGCGGAAACGCCGTCCAAGTATTCATGGGTGTCTCGGACTCGGTCATCGCCCATCGTGTGCCAGACCTTCTCCGTAGCGCCGGCTTCCTTTGCCGCCTCATAGGCCGCTTCGTTGGTGTCTCTGTGCGACTCTGTCTCGGCGATTCGCATGATGTCAGAGGCAGTGCCGCCGTTCTCATAGTACTCCCAGACCCGGTCGCGCCACGTTTTTCCGGCCACTTCTCTGTACACTGTTTTCATTACATCGTCCAATTTTGGCCGGATGTTGGATGACATATCGGTGTTCGCCGCCGCAACTCCGTTCGCGTAGGACAGGAGAAACAGGTCGAGCATCTCGTCGATCATGTCCTCCGTATCCTCGCGGGACTTAAGCCGCCCTTCTTCATTGAAGTACTGTGGAAGGGTTTCGGAAAATGCGTTCAGTTCGTCAAAAGGCATTACGTTCAAGCAGAACCACCAGCCTCGTTTTCGCCGTTGAAGTTGTCGGTTTCCTCGATTCTGGCTTCACCCTCGCCGTTATCGACGCCAGCCTCTTCAGCCTTGACCTTCTCGTCCGGGTCGCCCCAAATCATCTTAAGATACTTCTCGGACATCTTGATGTCAGAGACAGGATCGTTGGACAAGCCGGACTTCTTTAGAGCCAGTTCCGGGTGGAGGCCAGCGGCCAGCATGGTCTGGAAGGCTTGTGCCTTGCTCTGCACGTTCGCCGTCTCGTTACGGATGAAGTTCAGTTCAAAATCCACAAGTGAGATGTCAAGGATGCCCTTCGTGCGGAGGATGTCGATGAAGATCTCGTCGAAGTACCGGTTGCTCTGCCGGAACAGGTCTTCAGTGTTCCTCGCGCAGCTTGCCGCCTGTTCCCAGCCATCTCGGAAGATGACGGCTTGTCCGGTGTCGCTGGTGCTTTTCCCGCCCTTGGTGGTCGTCGGCATAGCGCAGATTCTGAGTGCCTGGTCATACAGGTCATCGACAAGCGTCTGGGTCTGGTCCTGATTCAGTTCCTCAGACAGGATCTTGAAGTCGGCCTTGTTCTCGCCCATAGAGCGGAGCGCAATCATACCGGCTTGCTTGATCTTGCTGGCAGTCACATCATCTTCAAACTGGCAGTTAACCGCCACGGCGATGGACTGAATGAACTGCTCAATGCCGTCAACACGGTTGGACTGGACATTGTTGATAGCGTCGAGAAGATACACGACGCCCTCAAAGGACCCCTGATTCACGCTGTTGTAGCGGTACTCGATGATGGGGATATGCCCAAGAACATTGCGCGAAACTTTTTCAAGGCCAGACGCTGTGCATTCGTAGGTCGGATAGGCCGTGGTCGTTTTCGCTACAGCACGACCATTCAGTCGAAAGATCTCGCGCTCTGTGAAAACATCAACGTGCAGCCGGTCGTTGTCGATGACCATGTTTACGGCGAACAGAGGCCGGTTTCCGGGGCGAAGGGAGTACACAACGAATGCACTCCGTGGATCCAAGGCGTACGCCTTGACCGGGATCTCTTTGTCGGCGTTAGACTCAACGAAGATCGCCGCCTTGCCAACACGGTGGAACCAGTCAGCCGCCACGTTGTCAGCAGTCTGCTTCCCGGAACGGTACAGATACTCGTTCAGCTTATCAACCTTGGTCTTCTTCCCAGACTTACGACTCACGTAGAATGCTGGCTCCATGAGGAAGTAGCCATTCTTGAAGTCAACGATTTCCTGGGCGTGATTCTCTACGACCTTGTTCAGAATGTACTCATTCCGGTCCTTGGTGCGGTTCAGAATCGGCTGAAGCCCACGGCTATACCAGTACAGATACTCCTCCTCCACAACGTTCTGGAGGTGGTAGGTGAGCGCAGAGTTTACCTCGTCAACAACGTTCTCTCTGGTAATCGATTCCGCAGCGGAGTAGATGTCACGCCGCCCGAACAGAAACCCAGCGATCTGCTTGACGCTGTTTTCGGTAGTGTTCGCATTGTTCGTGCTTTCTTCCGTCTTGCTCTCCTCCTTCGCGGAAAAATAAAAAGGCCAAGCTGCCTACAGATTGTAGACAACTCAGCCCAAATTGGCTCTTCCAATGGCCAGATTGCCATTGGGGTGAAAAGTTATGTTTCTTTGTATACAAGCCTCTTGCCGTTCTCAAGCACAACCCATTTGCCGCGCTCTTTCTTGACGATTGCTTCCTTCCCAGTAGCTACAATCGCCTCGACGGCTTCTAAAACTTTAGGCGGAATCATACAAGCGCCCTCATTTCTTTATGTTCGCCGCTCAATATGATCCTCGGCGTATCTATGCAAGGCGGTTTGAACCCGCCGGTATCACCGTATCCACCATACTGAAGCTTGGCCGCGCTATTCACGAATAGCTTCGTGCAGTAGGATATGCTGCTGGTCGTTGGATTCGGTCTGGCAAAGCCAGTCTTGAAGCTTGCCGGTAGGTGTGTGTGGCCTACGCAGTAAATGTCGGCGTCAACCACCTGGCAGTAATCAGCAAGACGCTGTAGTTTACCGCCTTCTTTTCTGCCGCCTCCCGAACCATGCGAGAGATAGATTGTATACAGCACAGGGCGATGGTGACCGTTTCGCGCCTGGTCTTCGCCAAAACGCAAGAAAACGAGAGCCGTATCCGGTGAGTATCTTTCCTCGATTCCAAGTTCGCGGCAGATCAGCCGGGTCATATCCACGCCGTTTGTCTTGTAGTGACGGGCTTCGTGGTTCCCACCGACAGCGGCCAAGACCTTTTTATCGGCAATCGGCCCCAGCAAATCGACCATCGCCTTCAGTTCTTGCATCGGCGACACGTTCGTGTATACATCGCCAAGGCTCGATTTCAAAGCGCAGTCGAGAAGATCTCCCGCCAAAAGGCAGTAAACATTGTCATGCTGGTTAACATAATCAATGTCCTTGCGTATAGCATCGTGATCCGAATGCGGGTCTGCGTAGTGATAATCAGCAAGGACAAGTAGCTCTATTGACTTGTGGTCAGCAGAAAGATCTGCCCTTATTGGCATCATACGCAGTATTTACCAGCGGATGCTTCCCCGCCCCTGTATGCATCCGTGTCATCCCTCTCACGCTGTGTGAGTCTGTTTGGCAGACAATGATGGTTTCGATCCACCGCCTACAGGTTCAAAGCCTGTCGTGCTTCCATTACACCAATCGTCTAAATCAGAGCGCCAAAGAACTACTGCAATGCTATTGTGCATCCGTTTTCTATCAAAGGCGCTGATAATCGGCTCCCTATCCACTCACTACTCTCCGCATTCATAGTGAGCCTTTCGGCGAGTTGCAGAAACTAAGCCCGGCTTTTGCGGGAACCAGACTTTGCAAAGACCACATCCTCCCGGCCTACTGCGGTCTTTTCGTGGTTGCGGAGGTAGGAGTCGCACCTACGGAGTCCTGGGTATGAACCCAGATTGAATACTCATTCTCCCCGCCATATATGCCTGGTTTAGGACGCCACTCCGTGCCAGGACTTTTACCGGCAGCATCAGCCGGTTATGCTATCGTTTAGGCGCTCTCTGGTGAAAGGAGCAAGCCAGAGGCACGTTCTTTGAACGACCGCGCTTCGCAGAGCGCACCCGCTCCGGTCGGTGGGCAGCTTTCCCGCCTCTTCCCCCGTTTTGGGTGGTACACAAGAACACTTCTTAAGAAATAATACTAGAAATTGACCAAAACGCGCAACATTTTGCACCATTTGGTGTATCAAAACGGCCTTTTCACAACAGTAGCGATGTTCATAGCGGATGACATGACCCAATCGACGAACATCGCAAGCACATCTGGGACGTCATCGTGCTTGTTTTTACCCATCATGGAGTAAGAAACAAGCTGGTTCATCGCGTCCTTGTACTCCCTGTCTCGCTTCTCCTCCGCTTTGAACAGAACACGGGCCTTTACAGCACCGCTGTTCGCCTGGATGCGAGTTTCCTTGTTGCTTTGGGTCCACTTCGTGGTGATATGTGTCATCCCGCCCAATTCCTTCACGGCCTTCTGGACGTTTTCGGCAAAGATCGTACCGCCACGGTTGGACTCAATCTGGCACATCTTAACCTTGCGCTCCACCAGCATCATGGCCACCTTGCGCTCAAGTATTTCCACCTTGCCGTTATCGCAAATGATGGCGTCCATGTAGTAGTCGCTGCCGTACTGATACATGACAGGCATGACGCAGAAGTCTGAGCCTTGCTCCTTGGTATCGCATATTGCCATGATGGCGTCTGGGTCCGTATCCGGGAGATCGTAGTAGTAGCGCAGTTCTGACGGATCGTACAGCCGCCCCTCGCGCTCGATAGGCTCATTGAGATACAGCGCTCTCCAGCTTGGCTCGTCCATGATGTCACGCTGTTTGTGCAGCTGCTCGGTGGAGTAGCCAAGGCCATACGGGTAGTCGAAGTTGCTCTCGTCGTTCTCATCCAGCGCCGGGAACCGGACGAACCGTGCGCGAGGATCTCCCTCATACTCCCGCTCCAGTCGGCCTATCACATCATGCACAGACCAGCGGGTGGCTATGTGCAGTTCCTTCACCCGGTCGCCTATCTTTCTCTGCCGGAGATCTGTGTAGTAGGCTTGCCACAGCTTGTCCAGCCGCTCTATGCTCATCGCCGTCTCGATGCCATCCACAAGGTCATCGCAGTACAGCACGTTCATGGCTCGGACTTTACCGGCGTTTTGCGAACCAATGGAAGTAAACTCCACCGTCTTGAACCGCATATCGTCAGCCTTGTCGTAGCCGATGCCAATCATTTTGTCGAGCGCATTTGTGGAAATCACCTTGAGGCCGGGGAACACGTCGCTCCAGCGATAGTCTCCGTCAGAGTCAAAGATGCGGAGCATTTCACCGTACACGCCGGCGAGGAATGCGTTGTTGTGGGAACCGGTGAGATTGGGGAGAAACGGATTGCGGCCAGAAGTCCATGCCAGGAAGAACTCGGCGAGGGTGGTCTTCCCTACACCGGGCGGCTCTGAGATGCCAAGGATCTCCAGCTTCCCGTCTTCCAGATCCTGTAGGGCATGAGCGCACGGGAGCAGTTGCTTTCTTCGTGGAAGGTAGAACTGCTTTTCCACAGGGCGGTCTTTCTCGATGTAGATACAGAAGCTATCGAAGAAGTGCGGTGCATCGAACAGATGGCTCCGATAGTACAGATTCAGCATCATATCGGACGCCACTCCTTCAGACATCAGTTGGTTGGCGGATGCACGGAGCGCCTGGTTCAGAGAGTGCGCGTCGGTGAAGTTCTGATCGTCGTAGATGGTTTGCGGCCTGTCGCGCTTCCCAGTCCCATCCACCACGTAGGAGTCTTCCTTCTCCAACTCCCGACACATCTCAAATGCGTCCAGGAGGGAATACGGATCATCCCTCGCTATCAGTTTCTGTATCAGTTCCTTGTTCTTCGTCGGCCTCATCCTCCTCTCCGCTTAAGATTCCAGTAAGTACATCTGCATTTACCTTGAAGAACTCCACTATCTGATCGTCGCTGATCGCCATCTTCATGATCTCCATGTCTTCCCGGTCTACGTTGAAGTAGCACGTGCCTGTCATGCCGTCCGGCATAATCATCACAATGCCGATGGATACGGGGTCCAGTTCGACCATCTCAGGCAGCACTTCCTCAAGCCATTGTGCGTATGGTTTAGTCGTGTAGTCAGTTGCCGTCAGTAGACACCTCCTCTTTCAGCCAGTCGAGCCATCACTTGCCCTCCTCTGCCTCAACGCAATTGTCCCAGAACCAGCGGATCACTTTCAGCAGCGTGTCTTTCTTGACAGCGTTGATAGTTGCCATGCTGAGAATCTTCTCCACGGCGCTGAGCTTTGTGTCCATGTCGATCTCCCTGCCGCCGATGCTGTCAGTCGCGATGTTGTCACAGATCAGGATTGCTTCTGCGTATCTCATGCTCATTCCTCCTTCGGCGGCTCCGGTAGCGGCATCCAGTATGACGGCTCATGTATAATTCCGATTGCCCCATAAACAGCGCCATCTGTACCACACCAAAATCCACCACGTGCTGAATTGGTATGGTATGCCATGCCAACATACCCGACGTATTCTTCCTCTTCGTCTGTATGTGGTGGAACGTAAACCTGAACAGGAAATTGGCCTTCTGGCAATCGCTCCGTCACGGGAATCCAACGGGGCAGTTGTTGCATTTTTTGCAACAGTTCCTCAATGGCGGCGGCGGCTTGCATCAGCACATCCAACAATTCTGCGTTTTTGCTGAATTTTTCTGGCAGATATACCGCTTGCTTGTGGAGCCGCTTTATCAGTTCGTCATACATCATAAATTCAGATTCAACTCCCCTACATTTGTAATGTTTGTTGGATTCACTCCATACTGCCGTACTTCTGTTATTTGCACTCGTCTGTTCCAACGCTCTTCCAAATGGATGAAAGCGTCGTTCTTGCTGTTACTGAACACCGCCCCACCGCATCTTGGGCAAAGAATCATCTTTACCCCTTTGCCAAAAATTTGCGAGTGTTCGTCAATGTATGTCGGGTCACGGTGACCACAGAACGGGCAAGGCTTAAGTTCCATCAGCTTTCCTCCCTCATATCCGCGCCGCAGTTGGGGCAGAAGTTTGTTCTAAACTGTTGGTCTATGACTTGCTCTCCACAATTTGAACATTCATATGTGTCCGTGAACGGCGAATACCTACGCCAAACTGCTCGCACCACAGGCCGCGCATCAAGCGAAAGTAGGCGTGTAACATCTTTCTCCGTGTGACCGTCCCAATGCTTCGCAGTTGGCAGTTCTTCGCACTCAAACAGATTCCAGTACATTTTGTCGTAGTGGTAGGTATAACTCCCCTCTGGCGTATCTATGCCAACAACGAACCACCCACCACCAAAGCACAATTCTCCGTCCTCATGCTTCCATGACTTCCATGCCTTATCCTTGTGTGCCTTGACGAGTGCGGCGAACAGTACCATGCGCTGGTAGTACAGGCCGTTGAATGTGTGGTAGCCATCACTCATTTCCCCGATACCGCCTTCTGGCACAGGCCGCACATCGGCGGCGGGGAGGGCAAGTATAATCTTTCGCATGCGGTTGTCCGCAAGAGGCAAAGCCGCCTCCCGCTCGATGAAGTCAGACATGTTTTCTCCTCCCGTGATTGCACCATCCGCAAGGATTCGTCAGATTCCCCCAGTACGCACACTCATGCGCGATCCCATCGTCTGCCGGGAAGTTAACGCATTCCTTACAAAGCACCTGATGCTTCCCTCCGTACATACACTTGGAGCATCTCACGCACGTAATATCGTGCAAGTCTAAGGCCACAAGTCTGGTATACGTTTCATATCTCTCCAACCAGAAGAACCGCTTGCATACATCGCAGTACTTTGGGAGTATCGCAAATTTATAGACTGTCACTTATCGTCCCTCCAGTAGTCAGTAGGCCAAGGGAGGCCAAAGTCGGAGCGCTTGATCTTGCATCCGGGTTCCCCGTCCTTCCAGAAGACGATGCCCTCTACCTCATGCGTGGCCAGCCAGCCACGGATCCCATCAAATGTGCGTGGACAATCCTTGATTTTAATCCGCCCGTGCCGCTCCAGCATGTCTTCATCCAGCCCGTAAGGATTTTTCTGGAAGTGCGGCCCAACAGCTTCATAGGTCCCGTCCTCGTTGGCCCACGTGGTGTTGCACCAGGCCCGGACGAACCACTTATCTTCCGCCTTCTTGCCGTCCACCCTCAGCCAGTGAGGCCAATGCCCGGTCACCGGGTCCGGCTCCGGGATGCACGGGATGGCTCCGATGGGGACCTTGCGGCCCTTCTTCGCGTCGTACCGTTTGTAGAACACACCGCCAATGATGGCACAGCAGCTGCCGTCGACCTTCTCGGTGGCCTCCCCCTCGCCTTCCAGAACCCATTCGCACCCAGGAGTCACCTTGTCGCTGATTCCCACCACCTGATGGTCAGCAAACTCGCGCTCAAACAGCGTCGGAATCTTTTTCACTCGCTATCCTCCGTTAATCCTACTTCTTCAAGCCACCGGAACGCATCGTCCCTGGTGATCAGCCCTTCTCCAAAGCACCTAAGTGCCAAAGCGTTGTAGCCCCTTGCGTCAAAGTGCCAAACTCCGTCGTACCACGCAAAGTGATCACTAGTCACAGGCTCAACGGTCAGCGCTGCCATGATATCAATGAGCCTTTCAGCCCCTACCAAAGCAGCTGCCCAGTTCGGAACATCCGCAATCGTATATATCCTATACGGCGCCGCTTTCCACTTTGAAATCTTTTGCGTGATCTGGAGTTGCCGGTAGTCGGCTATCTTCAGTCGCTTCTCCGTGGTCTTCGGGATATCCTCCCCCAAGTAGTCGAACACCGCCTTCAAGACATCGTGCGTACTACCACCAGACCTCAGATACACATCCAGATTCTCGCGCAGCATTCCCTCTAACATTTTTCAGCCCCTTTCTTTGCTTAAATTTTCTACGCCTATTATCTCAAATTTCTCTTCTTACGCGCAATGTACTAATCGGTACATTTTTACCGCGCTAAAGTGCAATTTCGCATTTTCAAAGTGCAACTCCAGATAAACCAAAAGCGCCTGTAAGCTTCCCAAGCCTACAAGCGCTCCTTTTTTATACTTAAAAAAATTTTAGGATTGCGGGTTTGCCTCTCCTCTCAGCCCCTTCCGTGGCCTCCCCCCGTCTTCCGTCTTTCTCCTTTTCTCCCCACCCTTCCCTTTCTCCTTCTCCCTCCTATCCTTTCCTACTCCCAACTGCAACAGTGCAACAAATGCAACGGTGTTTTCTTAACCTTTTCTATTAAAATAAAAAATTTTTTACGTGAACCAAAAGTTATTTTTATATATTTTACTGTTGCACTGTTGCACTACCTTCTAAAAAGTTATAAGAAATATAAGAAATAACTACTTTTCAGAACTTTTCCTCAATTTTAGGGGGTCAAAATCGCAACAATAGAGGTGCAACAGTACTGCAACAGTACAACGATTTTCGCCCCTACTGTTGCAGTTTTTTAGACACTTTTTAAGATTTGTCTAAATGAGGAGTTGATGAGGAGAGGGGTGAGCGGCGAAGATTTTGGGGGATGAGGAGGATGCTAAGTTGGGTTTTTGGGTGGCGGAAATATGGGGAGGGGTAACCCCCGTCCCAGGCCATCAACCTATTTCCCCCGCGGGTATATAGGTGGATTTAGGCGTATATTACTATATGGAATTGTCTTAATCCGGTTTGGTTCGCATAATAGTAATTGTGCGTACCATACTCAAGAATTTACGGAATGTTTTTAGACATTTAAGGCAATGTGTATAGTAAATTTGATAACAAATTGTATAACAGCGGAGCTTGGCCTATACACGCACCTGGGTGTTTCATTTTGCGGGTCCGCCCACATGGGCGGAGTTACTCCCCTCCACTCCACGCTAAAGCAATGCCCAGAAAACGCGCTGTGCAGCGTGTTTAAGGTCCAGGGGATATAAAGATACCATGCAAGGCAAAAACGCCGTGTAGGCCCGTTTTCGTGCGTCTGGTGAAACCCCTTATTTTAGACCATATTTTGACCGTGAGGGGATTCATCAATATGCACAAAAAGTTACGTTAAACATTGTGCATTTTACCACTAAACATTACGTTAAGCGTATGGTACAATAGCCTTGCAAGTGAGGGAAAGAAACAAACCCCGGAACGAGCCGCCCGAACGCCGTACAAGATCGGGAAATGTACCTTGACAATTTAGCGGTAGCACAAGCACCGGAAAGACTTGTGGCTTCCGATACTGATAAAGTGAAATAAATCCGTAGACGGTGCAAAAGCTAATTAAGTCGGAAGTTGATTATTTCCCTTTTCCCTTTTCAGCAAGCGTGGAAACAGTGTAAAAAGCTGTTTCCCGTTTGTTTGAGTACCAATGCGGAAAGGATAAACAATGTTTACGATTGAACACACTACACGCGAATTTCTTGAAGCGCTGGAAAGACTAAACAAGAAGCAAAACGAAAAGAACGTATTCACTAATATTTCAGATCAAGACGTTTTCCGGGAAATTGCAAGATACAGAAACATTAGCAAGACTGAAGATTGACAAAAAAATGTTTGCATTGGTACTGAAACAAGCGCAAAACGCTTGAATAATTAAATTTGAAAAGGGGAACATAAAATGAAACATACAAAAAATATGATCGTGAAAGAAAGCATCGAAAGCCGAGAGCTCGGCCTTTACGCCGATAATGAAAGCGATATTTATTTCGCTTATATCGTCCCGGTTGTAAAGAACCTTGCAAAGTATTACAAGCGCGGCACATTCGATCGCACAAAAGCAATTGACGCGTTTTTCCCGGCTGCAACGGCGGCGGCGAAAAAGTATTGCCGCGAATTTGCAAGAGTGGAAGACGCGCCTAAAATCTTTGACGTAACGGCACGTTACACGGCGGCGGCCTATTTGCTTGAGCGCCACATGGAAAACATTGAAAAGAATGACCTTTGATTGTATCAGCCTATACCGCCAAACTAAAACAGCTTGACGGTATACACGGGTACAATCCCGAAAAACTAATGAAAAGGAAAAGGTGATATAAAATGACTAAAAATGAAAAAATGCACATTCTGAACATGGGCGCGATTGCTTATTATTCCGGCTGGAACGGAATTGAGATCAAGAACATTGAACACGGATTTGATGATTTCGTTCTGTATGTTCAAAATGCATGGTATGGTAAAAAATCCGCTCATCGTGCAAAGATCAATTTTACGGCAAGCGGGAACGCCTATTTCAACGCGAACGGGCATAGAATCCCGCTGAATGAATGCATTCGTTGTAATTCGTTTTAATAACAGCCAATGCACACAAGACTTTCTGTTTTGTGTGTATTCACGGTTATTAAACCGAAACAAAAAGAAAAGGGGAATTGAACAATGAACATTAATGGGCGTTTTGGTAGAGTTTCAAGCACAACATACAGAGACGGAGTTGTGCTTGTTTCTTTCTGCGGCAATGTGTATCCGCACGATTTGAGCGCCGAAAATATCGACTATATCAAGGCGTTCTACAATATGAGCGGCTGCAAGCATGAGTTTTTCTGCGAGTGGCCTGAAAGCGTCAAGCCGTCATACACGGCAGCGAAAAAGAATTTCAGAAACGGTTTTATGCTCATAAAGCGATAATGTGTTCTGCGTCTCTCTGCGTATGCAATCGGCTTTTCTGAGTGGTTTTACCGATTAACAACAAAAGCCACATCCCAGCCGAAAGGCACAAAATTTGAAAGGGGAAATAACAATGTTTGAAAATCCAATGTTCTGCATCTTCACAGGGAATAGATTTAATCAAGTGCTGATTTTCCCGTCATGGGAAGCTGCGGCAAAGTGGGCGCGCTCTGCAACTACATGGAGCGAAGATCAAATCGCGGCGCGTATTCGCGTTCCGCACTGGAATGGCGGCGAGTACATTTCTGTTTCTGAGTGATAGCTTTCTGCGGGATTTGAGCTTATCAAGTCCCAGCCCAGCCGGAAACGGCAAAATTATTTGAAAAGGGAGAATATATCATGGAATTTTCTATCAATACTCACGATCTGCAAAAGACTGTTATTGCGCTCATCAATAGTAAGTGCTGTGTAAAAAATAGCATTCTGACCGCCGAGGACTATGACCGTCTGATTGATATGTTCAGCGATATGAACAAGCTGTGTTCTGCTGATAATGATTGGACTCTTTCTGTTTCCGTCAACGAGGGAACGCCGAGAGTTATCGTTGAGGTTGACGGCGGCATGGTTCAGACGGTTTACGCCGACCGCAAGGTTGATGTCGATGTTCTGGACTATGACAATTATCGCGCATCCGATGACGGGAGCGAGGAAGAAGACTTCTACGAGGATTTGATGATCGAAACTGCCACGCTAAAAAAGGCGTGGTAATCCATTCTGCGGCTTCTAAAGGGTTGAGCCTATCAGCCCTATTCCAGCGGCTTCTGCCGCAAATAGTGAAAAGAGAAATAAAGCAGGAACACGCCGCGAGGAGCGGGGAAGATGGGGCGCTATGCCAACATATCCGGGAGCTTGTATATCTCCCGAAGAAAACAGATTATACACCGTAGGGAGACGCGCTGACAGGTAGTTAAACTGCGTCAAAAGCCAAAAACATTTGAGTGGTTCTGCCGCGAAACAAATCGGGAAGGGGATAAACTTGAAAGAAGCATTTTGCAATGATAAAATGGTAGAAAAAACATCAAGAGGAGTTTCTACCATGAGCAAAAACAGTGAAGCAGTAAAAAAATATTATTCTGAAAACTGCACGGAGTTTAAGATAAGGCAGTTAAAAGAGGACGCGCAAGCGGTAAAAGATTATGCCGCCGCGCATGGGTGTAGCGTTCAGGCGCTCTTTCTGGCGGCTGTTGCCGACTACATGGCACAGGATAAAACGCCGGAGGAAGTCAAGAGAGGACGCAAGAAAGTAAAGGAGGGCAACACGGCATGAGCATCATCTTAATCATCGCAATCATCTGGGGAGCTTCTGCGCTTGCCAGAGCAACCAAGGAAGCGGCGCGTCAGAAAGAGATTGATCGCCAGCGCCGGGAACAGGCGGCACGGTCTGCGGAGCTTGCGCGGATGACTGCTGAGTGGAAACAGCGTCAGGCCGAGGCGAAGATCGAAACGCAGAGGCTCATTGCTCTGGAGCGTGAGGCAATGCGTCAGCGCGAAGTTGAGCGCAAGCAAGCCGAGTGGAACGCTCGTCAGGAAGAAATCAACAGAAAGCATGAAGAGCAGATCGCCAAACTGAACAACAAGCTTTCTCTGGTTGAGCGCGAGATCGACCACTACCGTCCGATGCTGGAGGCGCTTGAGGAAGAGATCGAAGCGCTGGACAACAAGGTCTGGTACTTTGAGAGCAAAGGGCTTCCTTGCTCCGGCTACAAGACGCAGTTGGCACAGAAGAAAGAACAGGCGTACCGCATGGAGACTAAGGTCATCAAGGCCGAGTTTGAGCGGGACGAGATCATGGGCAAGCTGGCAAGCTGAAAAATAATTCACTGAAAGGAGGCTCAGTATGGTAGCATTAACCGACACCCAGTACACCAGCATCATCCAGACCCTTCTGCGAGGCTTTGGGGACAGCCGCCCTAATCCCAGAGTGGCGGCGATCCTCACAGCCGAGGCGAATCTGGGGATGCGCGTTGGAGACATTCTGCGGCTCCACATGGCAGACTTCCTCCGCGATGGCAACCGCTGGAGGCTGAA